GATTATATTGTGGAGCATAAATATCATCCAGATTTTACTATAAAGTTTAAAGATCATATTATCTTGCTTGAATCTAAAGGCAGGTTTTGGGACTACCAAGAGTACAGTAAATATATTTGGATTAAAAAAGTACTGCCGGATAATGTTGAGTTAGTATTTCTTTTTGCTGATCCTAATGCACCTATGCCACAAGCAAAGCGTCGTAAGGATGGAACTAAAAGATCTCATGGAGAATGGGCATGGGCTAATGATTTCAGATGGTTCTCTGAAGACAGCCTACCTAGTAATTGGATAGACGAAACATATCGCCAAAGCGAGGCGTATTTAAGGAGAAAAGATGACTAGTATTGATGACGTAACACCGGAAGAATGGGATGCTGTCGCTAAGAAATTTGAGAAGCTATCTAAAACTGATGGTCAATTAGCTCGTGAGGCTAAACGTAAAACAAAACAAATTACTAAAGTCAATAAAAAATTAGATGCATACAATAATGTTAATAGTCCTTCACATTATAATCAAGGTACGCTAGAATGTATAGATGCTATTGAAGCCATGCTTTCTACTGAAGAATACATAGGGTATCTTCGTGGTAATTCTACAAAATATCGTTGGAGATTTAGATACAAGAACGGTATTGAAGATTTAAATAAAGCTGAGTGGTACGAGAAAAGACTTGTTAAATTTATGGAGGATCATAATGTCTTGGGACAGAAAAACTGAGAGGCGTTCTAGATTTCTTAAAAGAAAAAAGGCTGTCAATAATTCCAGAAGTAAAAAGTATCGTAAAATTAAAAAAGAAGAATTAAAATATAAGGATGATATAAATGATCTCAAAGACGCTACCTAAAGTAGGGCTACAACAATACTTAGGTCTAGTAGTAGATTATAATAGAGATAAAAATCTTGAAGATTTTGGTCTGGCTACTTTACGTGATCGTTATTTGTGGCAAGATGAAGAGTCTCCTCAACAGGCATTTGCCAGGGCCTCTGTCTTTTCTGCTACCTATAAAGGTGAAACAGATTATGATCTGGCTCAGAGATTGTATGAATATGCCAGTAATTTTTGGTTTATGTTTAGTACACCTTTGCTATCAAATGGTGGAACCACTCGTGGGCTACCTATAAGTTGCTTTTTAAATTACGTGCCAGATTCTAGAGAGGGCTTATTTTCACATTACGAAGAATGTGGTTGGCTTGCTAGTGCTGGTGGAGGTATTGGAGGTTATTGGGGTGATGTCCGTAGTAATGGTGTATCTACCAGTAGCGGTAGTAAATCTACTGGCTCTATTCCTTTCATGCATATGGTAGATAGTGAGATGCTTGCATTTAATCAGGGGACAACTAGAAGAGGTAGCTACGCTGCTTATTCTAATATAGACCATCCTGAGATAGAAGAGTTTATAGCTATGCGTAAACCTACAGGCGGTGATTTAAATAGAAAGAGTTTAAATTTACATCATGGTGTTTTAATTACAAATGAATTCTTAGAAGCTGTAAAGAAAGATCAGCCGTGGAGGTTGATTGACCCTAAGTCTATGGAATGTTTAAAAACTGTAAGTGCACGTAGCCTTTGGTGGCAGTTAATTCAAACAAGATTTGAAACAGGAGAACCTTATATTGTTAATATAGATACCTGTAATGAATACCTACCGAAAGAACAAAAGAATTTAGGATTAAAAATACAGCAAAGTAATTTGTGTTCAGAGATAACATTACCTACTGATGAAGAACGTACCGCAGTATGTTGCTTGTCTAGTGTAAACTTAGAATATTTTGATGAGTGGTCTAAATCAGACTTTCCATTTATATCTGATCTAATAACTATGCTGGATAATATATTAGAATACTTCATTGAAAGTGTAGTAGATACCAAGGTTTTAGAAAGTGATTATAATGCTAACTTTAGGAGATTTAAAAATTATGTTAGAGAAGGTAAAGAAGGTTTTACACGTTCCGCTTATTCAGCGTATCGAGAACGCTCAATCGGTCTTGGAGCGATGGGGTTTCATAGTTACTTACAGAATCGTGGATTTTCTTTTGGAGAGATATACGCTTCAAGCTTTAATCACCGAGCTTTCAACACCATCAAAGACCAAGCCTTACAAGCAAGCATTGAACTGGCTGAAAGTAGGGGCGAAGCTCCTGATATGGCTGGCAGTGGTAGGCGCAATGCTCATCTATTGGCTGTTGCTCCTAATGCTTCTAGTTCCATTATATGTGGTGGAACAAGTCCTTCGATTGAGCCAACGAGGGCTAATGTTTATACACACAAAACGCTATCAGGGTCGTTCCAAGTAAAGAATAAAGTTTTAGAAAGACTTATGATAAAGAAAGGCTTGAAGTCTAAGGAAAGAACTGATATCTGGGCAGATATTGTAAGTCACCAAGGTTCTATTCAACACTTAACAGATGTCTTTAATGAGGATGAGAGAGAAGTATTTAAAACTGCTCCTGAAATAAATCAACTGTGGGTAATAGAACACGCTAAGAATAGACAACCCTTTATTTGTCAAAGTCAGAGCGTAAATCTTTTCTTTGTTCCTCCACCTACAACAGCAGAACAAGAAATACACAATGAATTTTTACAATATGTTAACGATGTTCACTGGGCAGCAGCACATAAACTGAAGTCACTATATTACTTACGATCAGATTCAGTTAGAGGAGCAGAGAATGTTAATATTAAAATACCTAGAATTAATCTTGAGGACGTGGAGTGTTTAAGTTGTGAAGGATAGACTAAAGAAGTGGGCGCAAGTAGTTGAAGACTATGAACTTCAACAGGAGGATAGACAAATCGAATTAAGAATGTACAAAGTTCGTTGGATATGGTATCATACTATACTAGGTATAGAATTAGCTGCCGTGTTCATAGTTCTACTAGCAATTTACTTAAAACTATAGGGATAGTATATGAAATATAAAGCTTTAGAATATCGCTATAAAGGAGAGATAGCTGTTGCTAAAGCAGAGCTTTCTAATTACTTTGAAAACTCTGTAGGCGTTGGCGATCACCCACATATTATAGCCTCTATGGACGAACTGGTCGGTCAGATAGCGCAAGCAGAAGAAAAGCTAACAGCACTAGAATACTTTATTCAATACCAAGATGACATCGAGTGAGTGAACTCACATATAAAATGCTGACCCTGCCTTCTGTGTTTTTAATGGAAGCACAACTTCCTGAAAAACTTGTAAGTACCTTAAATAAGTATTTAGATAAGTTACTAAAAAATAAAGATCGCATAACTGCTGCTGACACATTGGTTGGTCAGATACATGGTGGTGAGCAACTCACTATGGACCATGAATGTGAAGAATTGGAGGAAGTCAGAATAGATTTTTGCAGTATAGCTGCTAGATATGTAGCAGACTTTTTAGGCATGACAGGACAAACTCTGGTTGGCGATAGACAAATAGATATAGATAAGTTGTGGTCAGTTCATAGCTACGAAGGAGATTACAATCCACTTCACGATCATGGAACTAAGACAGCTATGGGTGTTAGTTGTACTACCTGGACTAAAATTCCAGAACAGATCTCTAAATTAACTGATCCATCCGAAGAAGGGAAGCTTACTTATTACAATGCTTCAGGTTGTTCCGATGGCTTCTTAGAATTTTTCTATGGTAGAAACTCGACAAGAGATAAAGAAATATTAAAGCCTACATATGCTACTATGTGTAAGCCTAAAGTAGGTACAATATATTTCTTTCCTTCTTGGTTACAGCACACCGTCTATCCCTTTAGAGGTGAAGGGGAACGTAGAACTGTGGCCGCAAACTTTAACTGCTTTCCTGTGGAGAACAATGAATGAGTCTATTAGGTACTAGAAGTTATTACAAACCGTTTGATCATCCTTGGATGTTTGATTATTATCTTGAGCAGAACAAAATGCATTGGCTACCCGAAGAGGTTCCCTTGCACACTGACGTTAAGGATTGGTCAGAGGTTCTAACGGATGTTGAAAGGAATTTATTGACACAGATATTCAGGCTGTTCACCCAATCAGATGTAGATGTTGGTGCGGGGTATGTAGATAAATACATGCGTATATTTAAAAAGCCTGAAGCACGTATGATGATGGGTTCATTTGCGAACATGGAGAGCATTCATCAACATGCTTATAGTTTGCTTCTTGATACAGTAGGTATGCCTGAAGTAGAATATAAAGCTTTCTCTGAATACGAAGATATGTCTAAGAAACATGAATATGTAAATACTTTTAAGGTCTCGGCTAGTAGCAAGGAATCCATTGCTAAAGCGTTGGCAGTTTACTCTGCATTTACTGAAGGGCTACAACTATTTAGCAGCTTTATAATATTATTAAACTTTTCAAGATTTGGAAAGATGAAAGGTATGGGACAGATTGTAGCATTTAGTATTAAAGATGAATCCTTACATGTTGAAGCAATGACTAGGCTATTCAGAGAATTTATCCATGAGAATATAGACATATGGAAAGATAGTTTTAAAAAGGAAATATATCAAATTTGTAGAGACATGGTATCTCTTGAGGACAAATTTCTTGACCTTGTATTTGAGATGGGAGATATTCCAGGTTTAACAAAGAAAGAAATGTATGAGTACAACAGGTACATTGCAGATCGGCGACTACTGCAATTGGGATTGAAAACTAATTATGATGTCAGAAATAATCCTTTACCTTGGGTAGATGAGATTTTAGGAGTTGAACATCAGAACTTCTTTGAAGGTCGAGCAACTGCTTATCAGAAAGCAGGACTTAGAGGTAATCAAGAAGATATAACATTTGCTGAACTGTATAAAGATGATGAATACTAGGGAGGGAGTTATCTTATCTTTTAAAATAATTATAGATTCTAAAGGTAATCTTGTGACTGAATTAAGTAAGCTCCCAATAGAAGATGCTCATAAAGTATTTGCAGGAGAAGACCTAACCATTGTTAAAAAAATACTTCAAGAAGGTCTTGTGAAATTAGAGGGACTACACGATTATCTTGAATCCGAATTAGATGCTTTCAAATAAAGGAGATATATATGATGCCAGAAATTGATTTCCCCCTACCGCCAAACTTGACTGAGGAAGAAGTTATTATGAGGACTAATGCTGAAGTAATCTCTCATCTTTCTTTAGCTCTAGAAAATGTAGAGACGGGGGAAGATTCTCGTAGGCTACTAGATCAAGTGTTTACACACGCAGAACTTATTGCGAAATATTCTGAAAAACTTATACAAAGTCAGAGGATAGATATAAGATCAGTTAAATAAAACTAATTCTGTTTCTTCTTATTCATTATTCCTATGACGGATCTAACTCCAAAGGACGCGGCGACAATAACAGATAAAGTATACTGGTAAAAATCAGGCATACTCTCTAGAACTTCAAAGCCATCTCGAACATATGGAACCATTGAAGGTATGAAGCACATGATAAGCGGGATACTAAAGAGCAGCGTTAGCCACTCATCCTTCCAGCTTTGACCGCTATTACGTGCCATCGCAGCTTCCCAATCAGCAGCACTCTCAGCCTGTTTAATCATCACCGCAGCCTCTGCTTCAGCTTTTGCTTTAGTCTTCGCTACACGGCCTTCTAGCCATGTTCCTGCCAGTTTAGTTAGGGAATCTATTATTGGGATCATCTTCAAATAAACTCCTCATATCTTCCATCTGTTGGTGATATATAGCCGTTTGTTGTTCTTCAAACATATCTTTAAAATTTTCTAAAGTTATGAAAGGAACGTTATGTTTCCCTTGATGCTTCGCGTAGATACGATAAACCATATCTAGCAATTCATCAGTATACAATATTGTTACGCTGTCACGAGTATTATTCATAGCGGATCATGCTCCCCATCAGGAGGACTTTGGAGTACTTCTTCTTTATCAGTTTCCTTTTTTTCTTCTCCTAAATCTTGTCCCGACATTAAAAAGTTTTTAATAGCGTTCTTGCGTTTCGCTTCTCTACGCTTTTGCCCAGCTTCAAAACTATCTGTATTATCATACAAGAACTGTAACTCTTGATGATCAAAGAACTCGTACATCCTCTCAGGGTGTGTACTAAATCCCATCCAGGTCATGACATCTATACCGAAGCCTAACTGCATAGACGTAATACGACTTGTAAGACCTAGTAAATGTCCTCTATCACCGTGGAATAAACCACCTCCAGAGTTACCGAACACACTCGAAGCGTTAGTCATAATGTAGGACTTCTGCTCAATAAGTTCTCGTAGGTATGTTAGTGTGCCAGGGTTTGCAAAGGGATCATGTAGTAAACTACAGCCGCTCGTCCACGTTGGATCAAATAAGCGTAGATCATCTATCTCATCTTTAGGTAGAATCGAGGCAACATAATCCATCTTGTGAGTGTTGTTTAATCTGACTGCAGCAAGATCGTGGTGTGCATCATAAGCTATAATTTGAGCCTGTGTAGAATTAGAAGACACAACGGTAGAGTCATCATATTGAAAAATCTCTACGGCAACTTCCTCCATAATATCTTTTTTGACTTCTCGTTTTAATACTGTATCCCAACGATCTTCAAGTTTAATAGCATCGGCGATAACGTGCTGACACGTCAGTACAATGTTAATATACTTGTTAGTCTTTGGATCTGGCTCACTATAAACAAGTACGCCACTACCTCCCCCCGACCCGCAACGAACACGAGTGACAGGATATAAAATTCTCTGATGTAATTCTTGGTTATTCATAATACTTTACTCCTTGCATATTCGCGACACCATTCTGAAGGTGAAGGCCCTTCAATACCCATTTCCATAAGTATGTGATATGTACTATAGTCTGTTAGTGGATAATCAGGCTGTAGCCCCCAAAAGATATCATCTAAACAGCCCCTCTCAATCTTCTTAATTGTCTCTCTTCTTGCCATTTCAATTGGATCAGTAGGTATAGTAGCGCATCCTAATAGTAAAATTAGTAGCAGACTATTTTGTACGAATCCTCTCATTTTCTATAAGATCAATAATCATCCGAGTCATCAATAATTCTTTTTCGACAATCTCTGCTTTAACTTTTAACTGCTCTAGTTCTCTATGATAAAATTCTAGCTCCTCTTCTTTCCGTTGCTTCTGTTTAAGTAGCTCCGTAATTAATATAATTTGAGTTTCAATAGGTCCATACCGTAGGTCTAGGACGAGCATCAGAAGTACCTAGGTTATCAAGGTGTATAAAACGTTTTGAATGCTCTCCTTTTTGAGAGATACCAACCCCACTAAAACCTGCCCTTAGAGCCGCGTCTAAGAGCCTGTGAGCGTTGTTTCCATACACCTGAATATCTAAGGCTTGCCCTGTAGTATGCGCCCCTGGAGAATCTTTACGAGCCTCTATAGGATGGTTCTCACATCGAAAGCCGCTGGTTACAATGAAAGGGAAACCTAAGAGTTCTCTTAATAAAATAATATTCTCCATAAAATGTGGTTGCATCCTTTCGACACCACAGTGAGAACATCTTAGTTCGTGCGCTTGAAAATATTTATAGGTCATCTTGAAGTTTTAATTTAGCATCTGTTTCTGGATGATAAAGACCTATAGATTCTGAAGGGAGTGCATCTCTATTATAAAATCCTCTAAAGCCATGAGATTCTAATATCTCTTCCCATTCTTTAGTATCAAGAATATTAAGTTTCCACGGTTTTGAAAGTGCATCAGGATTATAAAGCTTATCTTGTTGTTCAGAAGTTAGTAGATCCATGTGTTCTTTCTTTCTATAATCGAATAGATCTTCTGTCTTTATATTAGCTGGGTAAACAGTTGGAGAAATATCTTTAGTCTTAGTTTCTTTTCCAACATCCATGTATCTTCCCATAGGAGAAGTAAGTCCTTCAACGATATGATCTGTATAAGAAGGATCATCAGTAAAATAAACTGGACCCCTTCCACCACTCCTCTCAAACCTTTCAATATCAGGAGAAGGGCTTGCATGATAATATGTTTTAGAACTAAAGTCTGCTGTTGCCTGTGGTGCTGTAAAAGATTTAAGATCTTCTTCTAATCTTTTTATTCCTTTGGTAAATGTTTCTAGTTGTCCAGGCCCCCACCTAAAGCCTGATCGCTTCTCTAAAGTCTCTATAATATCCTGAGTAGTTTTTCCTTCTCTAAGGTCTCTAGCGTGTCTAAATGTATATGGATCTTCAGTACCGAAATCAAATTCCATTGTAGTTGTTGGTTTAATACCACTTACATCAGCAATAACTTCTTCTTCATTTTTTACTCTATTAAAGACATCTCCAACATCCATCATTTCGCCCGATCTTGTTCTAATTTTACCTGAACTTTGTGCTTTAGATATAAGACCAGGAATATAAAAACTAACTCTATCAATAGGAACATCGTATCGTAATAGTGTAGATTGCATGTCTCCAGACATAAAAAACCGATCTCCATATTCTTCACTCATAACAACATCTGGAGATAAACTTGTATTTACAATTCCTTCTGGTCTTAACTCTCCTCCGCGAGCATGAATAGATCTATATAAAGGAATAGTATCTGATCCACCAGCTTTATTACGAATAGCTTCACGGGAGGCTTCAACTAAATCAGATCTCTTTTCAGTAAGCTCAGATAAACGACTCCTACCTGTCTCTATTTCCCTAGCTAATAATTTAGAATCTGCCTGACTAAGATTCTTTGGCTTAGTAAATTCTTTTAAAAGCTTTTGAACAAGTTTACCTGATGCGAAGGCTTCTCTTACTTCCCCTCCTTCAGCATAGGTATCTCTAATATCCTTTGGATTAAACTCAGAAGCTCCAGAGGATTTGAATTGCGTCGGATCAAACAGTATAAAAGAATCTGTTGGTTCTCCTTTAAAAGGACGCTCATGCTCATTTCGATATTGGATACTATCAAACCCTTTAGATTGTAACCACCTTCTTAATTTAATTTCAGGGCTTAATTTTTCAAGAAAGCCAGCTACAAAAATATTTGGATCAGCATTCAGCATATCATTTATTTTCTTCCACTTACCAGGAGAAAGATCAAATGCTTGCGTATCAAAAACTTCAGTATCTAACTCAGGATTTAAAAGCTTAGAAAGTTGTGCTAGATATAAATGAAATTTATTACCTTGTAAACTTTCTAAAAATTTTATATCCT